ATAGATTGCTTAATATTAAATACAAAAGATGAAATAACAACCCAATTATTAATAGACCTAAGTAAAGTATTTAATAAATATGATTTTAACTTTACAGAAGAATTTAATAAACTTATTCTAAGCATACATGTTGCTAATCATTTTGGAAAACAATTATCAATAAATTTAAAGGCAACACAGACAAGAGTGTTAGCAGACTTGAATAAATTTAACGAGTTAGTATTTATTTAACATTTCGCATAATGGGAGGACTAGGGCGCATAATAAAGTAAAATACTCTTGCTAATCTCTCTTATGTTAATACTATTAATATTTTTTATTTATTTAAAATATTAATATATAATTCTATAAACTATAAATGTGCAAATTTTGGGAAAATAAATTTCGCAATTTTTTTGGAAAATGGACATTTATAAATGTCCTATTTTGAATCTTTAAACCTTTTATAAAAAAAATGAAAAATTTGCAAATATTTAAACATTTAAAAGCATAATGAAGTAAATAATATTATTTTATTACTAAAAATCTCCTTACCATAAATTTTTCAACAAATTTTCCAAAAATTTGGTGCAATATTTTGTTGACATTTGTTGACAAAAATTATCCGCAAATATCCGCATGAAATACCTATAATATTTTATTATGATATATGATACGGAAAAATAAATATTGAAATTTGTTTTTTGTAAAAATATGCATTTATTTGAATAAATTAACATTTATTTACATAAAATCCGTGAAAATCCGTTATATATATAAAATATTTAAATACTATTTTCTATTTAAATATTATTAGTGTTAATGTTTACAAAAAAATCCGCAAAAATCCGAAAAGAATTCGTATGTATATATTGTACCTATAATACATGCGATAAGAAAGATTACAATAAACATATAAATACAGCAAAACATAAAAATAATACAAATGTTGACATCGTGTTGACAAATATAGAAGAAAAATCCGCAAATGTAAATGAAATAATATGTAATTGTGGGAAAAAATATAAGAGCAGACAAGGGTTATATGCTCATAAAAAAAAATGTAATATAATAGAAAATGAGAAAATTACAAATAATGCAAATAATCAACTAACTTTAACAAACGATTTAATTATTAAATTACTTAATGATAATAAAGAAATGAGAGAAATTATAATTAAGCAACAAGACCATATTAGTGAGTTATTACCTAAAATAGGTAATAATTTTATAACAAATAACAACAACAATAATAAATTTAATATTCAAGTATTTTTAAATGAGCGCTGCAAAGATGCTATAAATATGAGTGATTTTATTAAATCAATACAGGTTAGTTTACAACAATTAGATTATACTAAGCAAAACGGAATAGTTAATGGTCTAAGTAATGTAATAATTGAAAATATGAATAAATTAGGTTTATATCAACGCCCTATTCACTGTACTGACATAAAACGCGAATCATTATATATAAAAGATGATGATAATTGGGAAAAAGATGTTAATAAAGAGAAGATTAGAAAGGCAATAAAAGATGTATCAACAAAACAATTTTGTGCATTAAGCAAATGGACTAAAGAAAATCCAGATTTTCAAAATAACGAATCTAAACAAAATTATTATACACATACATTAGTAGCAATAGCAAATAACAAAGAACATAACGAAGAAAAAATAATAAAAAAATTATGTAATAACAGTTATATAAAAGAATAATGAGATTGTAATTTATTTGCCTGCTTCTATATCACAAGTTACAGCAATTATTTTAATTTCACTATTACTGGTTTCACATATAATTTTACTTTTATAGCGTTCAATAATATATGAATGGATTTTATAATAACTTACAAAAGAAATAGAAAATATTGAAACACAAGAATTAAACATCATTAAACCATTGCGATCTTCAATACTATATAATACCCAAAAAAAACTATGAAGATTACCCAAAAATAAATACCATGAATCAAAATCTTTAACTGATCTTGTGCGATAAGTTTTTATTATTTGAGGTACATGATAAATAACATTAATAACATTACATGCAATAAGAATTCCATTTTTGTATGTGTTATTATTCATTTAATCATCTATTTAAAATTTAATAATAACTTTAAATAATTTATATATATATATATATAAAAAAAAAATTGATAATATATACATCAATAATATAAATACTTACCACTAATACTATATAAATGGAACTAACGCAACCACCAAATATAGAACCAAAAATATTCGTATTAGTAGATACAAGTTATTGGATATTTTATAGATATTTTGCAATTGTTCAATGGTGGGGACATTATAATCCCGAATCACCTTTAACTAATCCAATTGAAAATGAAGAGTTTGTGGAAAAATTTATGAAAACATTTAGCGAATCGCTAACTACTTTTAAAAAGAAGCAAAAAATACATAAGAAAAAAATCACCACTATTGCTGTTCGTGATTGCCCACGTAAAGACATTTGGAGAAATGCTTTATTTTCAGAATATAAAGGAACACGCGAAAAAGGCGAGGAATTTTTGGGAGGTCCATTTTTCAAGCACATTTACCAAGACAACAATAAACTTTTATACGAGGCAGGTGCTAATAGCGTATTACAATTTCCTAATTTAGAAGCCGACGATATTATTGCACTTACTAAAAATCATATTCGCCAAAAATATGCTGATGCCAAAATATATATCATAGCAAATGATCATGATTATTTACAACTTTTAGATGACAATACCGAAATTGTAAATTTTCAAAACAAATTTTTAAAAGAAGCTAAGAAAGTATTTAGTGAACCACAAAAAAATTTATTTTATAAAATTGTGCTAGGAGATAAATCAGATAATATTATGCCCATTTTTAAGAAATGTGGTCCAAAAACTTGTGAAAAATATTATGAAAATAATGAATTGTTTTTAGAAGCATTGAAAAAGGAAAATGCTTATGAAAAATATGAATTAAATAAAAAATTAGTTGATTTTAGAGAATTACCAGTTGAACTAGTTAATGGTTTTATTAAAGAAAACTCCGAAATATTAGACAAATTATAAATTATAAATTATGTATAATAACATTATTAATAATATAACTAATAATAATGTTAATAAAATACCCTTTATTAATTCCTACATTTGGCCATGGGGCAACCAGTTTGATAGTCAGTCCTTTTGAAACATTGGTAAGTAATTTTTTTAGTGGATTATGTATATATTATTGCTCGTATATTCAACGAAAGATATTATTAATTACTTTTTCTATTTATCATATAGCTGATGACTTCAACATAAAAAATAACTTTTATAAATATTCTTTAACTTCACTATTTCACTTAATATGGCTAAAAAAACCATTGCTAAGTAAATGTTATTTAACGCTATATCATACTCCTAGGCATTATTTAACTATTTATAAAAAAAAATGGAGATTGACGCAACAACTCTTTATAGGTATTGGAACAAGCGTTCTCGCCATTCCATTTTTAAATGCTAATTTAGATAAAAAATTAAATAATTACTTTGGCGAATTATGGTATGTTGCTCCAATAATTGCACATATAATAGTTCATAGTTATTATAATAAAATTATGAATGATACTAGTATTATAAGTTAGTTTAACTTTTGTATTTAGTTTTTAGTATTAAGCAATTTAATACTTTTTGTTAGACCAAGCACATTTATTTTCAATATAAATAAAATTGTATCATTTCTTACATCATAATACGGTGCTTCAATAATACATCTATATTTGCGAATAATATTTAAAAGATACTCATCTAACTCATAGTTCATGCTTAAACATATATTGCTTTCATTTTTATCATTTTCATCATTTTCATCATTATAAATATAACCATTACAATTTATTAGACCATATAATCTAATTTGCGAAGTATTTTTCTTTAATCGTTCAAATTCTATATTTTGCTTACCTAATAATGGAAAGCTAATTGACCCTCTATAAACATTGTTTAACGGAGGCAAACTATAACTCAATGCTAATAATAAAATGTTATACATAATAAAATTGGTAATATTATTATGTAAGCAAATATGTATTTAAATAATTTTAATATTTATTTAAAAAAAATTGAAATCATATTTATAATTTATATTTTTAAATATAGTATCATATATTATGCAATCAAAAACTAAAACTATGATGGAAAATATTGAAATGCGCGCAGGTGATATTAATGAACGAGGTTATTTAAATGGTTTAAGTACAAAAGGATTTAATCATTATAAAGCATTGTTAGAACTTTGTGCAAATTCTATTATTGATGCTAAAGCAAAAAAATTTACTTTTGAAATTAAAGATGCTACAATTTTGATTATTGATGATGGTGTTGGTATGAGTAAATCTACCATCGCAAATATGTTTTCAATGCATAGAGAGAATCATAGCACCGATAAAAGTAGTGGTATTGCAGGTGTAGGTGGTAAAATTGCATTAATGATATTATCAAATAAAACACTTGTTGAAGTATTTAGTTTTGATGGAACAAATTATATTAAAGCAATTGTTCCTTGGGACCTGATGTTCCAACAAGGTAAATATACAAATATGATTACTATTAAGACTATGGACACAGAAGAAATAATCTGGTTTAAAACTAAACTAAATAATACAGGAACAATTATTAAATTTAACACTAATGAAACTACATTAAATACTATTGAATATAATTTTAAAATACAACAAGATGCAGTGGCAAATTTAAATGATTATATTTATATTATATTTGGAAAATATAATGGAAAAATAAGTTATATTAAAGAAAACGAACCTGAAATCACACTAGAAAAATACAATTATTTTGGCGGCACTGATGATGAATATTACTTAGGAAAATCTGAAGAAAATATTATTCATTATTATAAAGAAGAAACAGAAGAAAGCAGATTTATTTATTATGATGAAGAAAAAAAAACTTATTATGAATTTAAAAAGAAAGGCGCAGGTTATTCTAAAAAGTCTGAACCTATTTCAGATGATTTAGATGATGATTATATGGAAGTATGCAAATATCATTTAATGTCAGGACAACGCAAAGATGAAAAGTTGTTTAATGAAAAGGAACCAAGAGATAAAAATAACAAGGATTATGTTGAAAGTGCAGCAGAAAAGAATTGCAAATATGATAAAATAATTGAAACAACAATTAGTAATTATGATGCATATCTCAGAAAAAGTCCGCTAATTAGAAATAACCAAAAAATTGGCGATTTTGAAATTCCGGGGCACAAAGCGTCTAATGCACGTGCTAATGCGGAAAGTAAGCATAAAATCAATAATGTAAGAACAGAAGTAAGTTATGCTCCTCTTTCTTACCATGGTAATATACCAGACAAAATTATGAGAATTCAAGAAAATAAGACTCAATGGGAATCAAAAGATATGCCTATTAATTTTACTCGCTGGATTGAACACTTTCATAACAAAAAAGCAAATGAAATCTGGGACCATTTTATTGAAATTGTTCAAAAAGGAATTGAGGCAGAAAAAAAAGAGAAAAAATTAGAAGAAGAAAAAAAAAGATTAGCAGAAGAAGAAGAAAAAAAAAGATTAGCAGAAATACAACATCAATTTGCTATTAATGTATGTGAAAGGTATATTGAGTATTTAAAAAGAAATAATAATAGCGAAACTATTGAAATTTTTAAACTTCAATGTGAGTTATTAGATATTACTCCATAATTAATAATTAATAGGTAAATCACAACTTATAAAACTAGCTTCTCCATTAGCATTCCATGAAACAACCAGCACAATAACTTCTACACCTTTTTTTATTGCTTCATTAAATGCCTCTTTATAAATTGGGTCTAACACAGATGCTTGAAAACTGGTAACATCTGTTCGTTGAACAACAAAACAAATAATAGGTCTAATAATTTTTGAATGAGTAATTTCTGCTAATTCATTAATATGTTTTAATGCACGTTCGCTTACAACCGCTCCTTTCTTTTTCCTATAGCCATCTGGAAAATATGAGATTTTTTCATTAATGGGAATATTGGTAAAGTCACCATGCTTAATCATTTTTTTGCGATCAGTTGAAGACACATCAGCATAATCAGCAAGTGGAACATTTTTAACTTCTAACACAAAATATTTACCATTTTCATCTATTCCAGCAAAATCAAAACGCGAATTAAGCAATTTAACTTCTCGCCTATAAGTTTTAATATTTATCAATGTTTTCAAATAATTTTTTGTTAGTGCATTTTCTACCAAAGTCTCGGCTAATTTTGGGTCAACGCCTATTAATTGCTTGTTAATAAATAATTGACTATTAATAATTTTTTCTTCACAAAAATTAGCCAAATAAATTTTATAAGAGCAAACTTTAGATTTAGTTTGACTACAATTAGACTTTATAGGGGATGCATATACATAAGATTCTTTTTCGGATAATCCACAACAACCCATAGAAGCACAATGTGCTTGAACAATTGAACCATCATCTAGTTCTATATCAGCAACATAAGGAGTTTTACATAATTTAGATGGTCGTGACACAATTTTCACCAAAACCAAATCATTTAACTTATGAAGCATATTTTTACTGCTCTTAATAATATATATTAATGTTTTTAATCTATATTATAAATTAATAGTTAATATCAATTTTTTTTTACAAATAATTAAGACCCAGGAAATTTAAACATTGACGACATTGATGGCGTTGCTGTTGGAGTTGCTTTTGGAATAGCAGGAATTTCTTTTGATGTTTCTGGTACTGGTATTTTTGGTATAGCAGGAATAGTAGGTGCTACATTAACATCGCTATCATATAATGAATCATAGAACATTGCACTAATACCATTGATTGTTTTAGAAATATTATCATATGACACCTCTTTACCAGTAACCAAACCAAATGGCTTTTTATATGCCTTGCCTTGTTCAGTACCAACAATAAAGACTGAAATAAATGGAACAAATTTGGTGTCCTTAGTAAGATCAAGAGATTTTAAAGGCCTAAGAGCTTCGTTTGTATCTATATTCAATTCAGGATATTTATCTAGTTCTAAATATTTAGTAAACTCACTCGATTTTCCTCTTCCTAAAGTAATATTGGGAATATTACCATACTCCTTTGTAAAATCCAACCAGCGCAGAACCAAATCATTATGTGTTGAACCAAAAGGACGAGGATCAACCCATAAATATACTTCCACTTTAATATTAGGTTTAGGTGTTAAATTTTCAATTGAATATTTATTATGTGAAGAAAATAATACTATAGTCAATATTACTAATAATCCTAAAATTATAAAAGATTTTGAAAAAGACATATTATTTTTAATAGTTTTAAGAAATCCTGCTTTAACCATTATAATATACTATATTATAATAAATTATTATTTACTATTGGCAAATTTTGTATAACTAAGTTTATTCTAAAAGGTGTTTTGAATATTTTGTATAACTAAGTTTATTCTAAAAGGTGTTTTGAATATTTTCAATAATAAAATATTCAAAACAACATTTATCAAATTCTTCACTTGTAATATGTTTTTGCATTCTCAAAATATGCTCTTTGGTATAAACACCACTTTCTTGATTTCCAGATACAATAGCAGTGTCTAAAATAAATTTTACACAAAATTTTGCTGTTAATTGTTGTGTGCTAAGCACTACTTTCTTATTTAAATTATTAATATTTTTTTCTAATATAGTTATGCTATATGTTTCATTACATAAATCATGTTCAGTTATGTTTTCTTTGTAAAAAGAATCCATTTTTATTTTATACATTAAAAATAAAAATGTAATCAATTTTTATTACATATATTAGTAAAAACATACAACAATTCTATAAAATATTTAAAAATTTAATTAAATATAATTACTAATCATTGCATTTAAACCTGCAATTGTTCTGTCTCCTTCTAATTCTTTTAATTTATTATTATTTTCATCCAATAATAATATAGTTGGAAAACCGGATATTTTATATTTGCTCATCATTTCTCCGGCATCCGCACTTTCTATTTTATGAGTAGTTAGTGGCGAAATTTGTTTAAACTCTTCCCATATAGGAGAAAACGAATCACAATGAGGACAACCATTCATATAAAAATATACTACTTTTTTTTTCCCATCATTTTCAAAATTTTCAACATTCATATTAGTTAATACATACTTATTAAAATAATAAAATATTATTAATAAAGCAAGAATATACAATATGGAGTCAAGTGGTTTTTTAAATGACAATCTTTTTTTTAAAGTATTTATAAGATTCATCATTGTTTATTTTATAATATAATAATATTATATTATAAATTATTATTAATTATTATAAATTATCATAAATTATTATAAATTATTATAAATTATTATTAACGGATACTATTTTTGCGTGTTCTATTATTATTATTATTATATTTATTAGTTAATTTTTGTTCTAGTCTTCCATTATCTGCTTCAATAGGTTGTATATTAATATTTGCGTTTGGAATTACTTGTTTCGGAACCGCTTTATCTTTATCTTTATCTTTATCTTTATTTTTAATTACTACACTCGATTGGTTTTTTTTCGTAATATTAGAAAGTTTATTATATAAATAATTTTCTGATATGTTAAATGGTTTATATAATACATCTGTTAAAACCTTATCAAAATTTTGCGCTCTAGACAGGCAATTTTCGGCTACTAATTTACGCATAAAAGTAGGTTTATTACCATTTTTATCTGAATAACATCTAAAAACTAAATTAATTTTATATATATCCTGAACTAGGCGCGCATCGGAGGATTTAATTGTCTCGTAAAAACACTCTCCAGGGCATGTAGCAGCTATTTGTGCCGCTTGTGCTAGTTGTGATGCTTGTATTTTTTGTGTTGCTTGTGCTGCTACAACTTGTATTGTTTGTGTTGTTGCTTGTGCTCTTGTATTTGCTGCTGTTGCTTTTGTTGCTTCTGTTTCTGCTTTTTCTGCTGTTATTTTTGCTGCTGCTGATGCGGTTGATGCTACTATTAGTGCTGCTTTTGCTGCTGTTATTGCTGCTCTTGCTGCTGCTATTGCTGCTGCTGCTGGTGCTGGCACTGCTCTCTCTAGTTGTTTTTTCCTTGCTATCTTTTGTATCAGTGTTGCTGCTGCTCCTGCTTCTGCTGTTGCTGCTGCTCTTGCTGCTGCTGCTGTTCTTGCTGCCGTTGTTCTTGCTGCTGCTGCTGTTCTTGCTGCCGTTGTTCCTGCTGCTGTTGCTCTAATTGTTGCTGTTTCTGGTTCTACTGCTCCTGGCACTACTCGTGCTCGTATTATTGCTTGTTCTGCTCGTATTGCTGCTTGTATTGCTTTTAGTTCTGCTGCTTCTGCTGCTGATTGTGCTGCTCGTGCTGAACTTGCTGCTTGTGCTGCTCTTGCTACTTCTACCGGTTCTTCTACCGGAACTGGTGCTTGTTGTCCGCGTGACCGCGCTGGTGCTGCTGCTGCTGCTGGTGCTGCTGGTGCTGCTGCTGCTGCTGCTGCTGCTGCTGCTGCTCTTGCTGCTGCTGCTGCTCTTGCTGCTGTTGCAGCAGTTGCTGCTGCTCTTGCTGTTGCTGCTGTTGTTGCTGCCAGTATTCTTGCTGCTGCTGCAGCTGCTCCTACTCTCATTGCTGCTTGCACTTCTGTTATTGCTGCTTTTGTTGTTGCTAGTGCATCTGTTGATTGCCATAATATATCGGAAATGGTTTCATATTTTGGATTTGTTTCTGTTATTTTAGAACTCTTTTTAATACTATAATAATTTTTAGAACTATCAATATATTGAATATACGTATCTGCAATATAATATTTTTTGAATTGTTTATTATTATACAGTTTAAAAATACTATGTAATAAATATTTGATATTTGACTTAATTATATCATCTTGTGGATTTTTTTTTACTTTGTTTTTAATAAAATAATCTAATAATTTTATTGCTTTTGTATTAAAAAAGAGTTCCTCTTTATTTTTAATATATTTTTTTATGGACGGAGATTTAATAACTTCATCTATAATATAAGTATTTTCTTTATACTTAATTTTATCATGAATGTATATTTTATTATAACTAGAATAATTACTACTTATATCTTTGGGTTGCAGTATATTAGATTGTGATAAGTAATTTTGCTCTGTATTTTCTAAATCATCTATTAAATAATTAATTTGTAATGTAGGATTTTCAATAATATATTTTAAAGTAGCTTTTATAAAAATTGTTACTGTATTTTGTTCAATTTTAAAGTGAGTATTATTTTCTTTTAAATCGAGCAAACTAACTTTAGAAATATAATATTTTTTTGTTGTAGTTTTTTTTGTTCTATGGGTTATATTAATAATAGTATCATCTAGCAAATAAATATTTTTAATTATATAAAAAACATTATAAAACATTAAAATTTTATCTTTATCTGAATCACTTAAATTAAGTACATCCTTTTTATTAGGAAATACATATTTGAAATATTTATTATATATTTCTTCTTTTGTTTGATTATTATTTAATTGTGATCTTTGCTCATCACCACTATTTTGATTTATAAATTTTAAAATACTTCTAATAGTTTCTGTCTTTAAAAAATATTCATATTTATATTTATTAACTAGACTATTATTATTATTAATATTATAAAATTTATCTAATATTTTTTTAAGAGGATAATTTTGAAGTCTAATAGTATCGTAATATTTTGTCTTCATTGCTTCGTGAAAATTCTTACCTCCGAGTCCGCTCTCTGGGTGAGAAAAAAATGGATCATCAACTAACCCATTAATGTTAGTAATGGCACTAATTCTATTTGTATCTGAAGCGTAAGCAGATGATATTAGTTTTGTAAATTCTTGCCTTATAAGTTGAAACAATGAATCTTTATCATTTTGACTAATAGTTGTATCATCGGCAATTCTTGTTAAATTATTTATATAATAATTTTTTTGAATTTCTCTGCTACTCAAATAACTAGGGAAATTATCTGTTAAATTCTTGCTAATACTATCCATTATACGTTTATCAAGATAAAATGAATCATCTACAATATATATAAGATTCTTCCCATTGGGATAATGTTGTTTGAAACTTTCATATTTATCTTTATTGGAAAATTCTTCTAATAAAATATCTTTCATATTGTCAATTATATAATAATTAGTATCATTGGTCTCATTGGTCTCATTGGTCTCATTGGTCTCATCGGTCTCGTCACTATCTTTTGTATTATATACAATATTTATTTGAATGTTATAACTATTAGTTATAAATTGCGGTTCAAAGTTTTCCGACATAATAGTATGGTATATTTATACTATATAGTTAAAATATTATAACAATATGAATTACAACTAATTAATTGTAATTGTAATTGTAATTGTAATTAATTATTTATAATTCATGTTGTTGAAAGATTCGAGTGTTTTTATTTTTTTATAATCATCTATTTGACCACGTGCTTTTTTTAATGTATCATATGCTTTATTTATTTCATTTTCTGAAATAATATTATCTTGATTAGAATCTATTATTGATGCTAAATTTTTATATTTATCTGGTAATATGCTGTATTTAGATTTTTCATTAAAAACAAAATTAGCTAATATAATAAAAATACCAGTTATAATAAAAGATAGTATTAAATCTTTAGTATGAATAAATGCAATAGTAAAAATTAATACTTCACGAGCAATATTTTTCAATATCATTTCTTGTCCTTTTGTTAATCGTAATTCAATATATCGCGAACCTATATTTATAAAAATCATAAAAATACCTATCAATAATTTATTTGTCCCTATATCTCTCATAAAGATATCAAATTTATGTTTTTTTAAAAAACTCTTATAATTTTTATATAAATCATACATCATTGTAAATGTAGTTATTATATAATAATAATAATTTAATTTTTAAAGAAAATTAAGATGAAAATTATATTAAACACTAAATTTGTTATTTTTATTACTAAAATAACTAGTTTATAGATAAATTAATTACTTTATTTAGTAGTTTTTTGAAAATAATATAATCTTATTTTTTTATAATAGTATAATATGTTTCAATTAAATCCGGCTCCATTAGATTCTGAAAATAATAATTTATCAGAATCTAAATTATATAAAAAATCAAATAATAAAACTCTAAAAAATAAGAAAACTGTAGAGTTTGATGAATCAAACATAACAAATACTAAAAACAGTGAAGTATTGAAAAATAAGATTACCAGTTTAGGAAATTTAATGTCAAAAATTCACGAAAATTCTGAAGAAGAAGACAACTATAATACAAATTACCAATCTAATATAATAGACGAATCAATAAGCACATCTTTTACTGATAGTTTGAATGAACAATTAGCAAAAATACAAAAAATGAGAGAAGCCGGAAATAATATACCGCAAAATAATTTTTTTAATAATGAATTGCAAAATGCAAATACTAGTAGTAATACAAATGCCAATTCATATAGTAATATGAATAATAATACTTCTAATTTAGAAAATTCAAATGTATTAAATAGTTCAGTTTCACCAAAAAATGAACTATCTAATTACAGTGATAGTTATAAATTAAACTATGATACATTATCACAAAATATTAATACACATAATTACGATAATAACAAATTAATATCAAAATTAGATTACATAGTACATTTATTAGAAGAACAACATAATGAAAAAACAAATTATATCACAGAAG